ACAAAAAGATTGGCCCCATTGCTTGCGGCATGAGTCCATCCTTTATTGAACGTAGAACCTAGTTCTATAAAAGACCAAGTAACGCCTCCATCCGTGCTTCGTGCAGCGCGGTATCTTCCGCTAATAGCCAAAGCAACAACTGTAAGCCCGTTTGCCGCTACGGCAGTCCATACGCTATTAGTTGATGGACCTACGGGTAATTTTAAAAATTTTGCCATATTATTATCCTAAAGCAATAGTGTTAATTGTTGATGTGGCATTTGGAAGTGTATCGTAGGTGTACACGCTATTTGCATTTGAATATGCGTTGCTACTGGCAGTTGCGATAGCATCAACCATAGAAACAATCGTGGCAGTATTACCCACATTTGTCGTAATTAGAAGTACATCCCTTGTCGCCAAAAAGTTTCGATTGATACGAAGAGTCGCCTCTGTAACGCTGGTCCATCTAGCGTCGGAAATCTTGCTCAAATTAATGTAGTGAGACGCTAATCCGGATGTATTATTTGTCGCACTTTGAGTCATGACTGACTTAGCGAATTTTAAGAACTTTACCATACTGGAACTTTTGGCAAATATACTAATTATTCAGAGATATATTTTTCAAGCGTAGCCATCACTTCAGCTCCTTCTTCGGTCACGAAATAAGAGCTAACCGCCTCATGGGCATCTTGACCGGCCGGAATGATAAGCAATTTTGACTTATTATTGGTCAAATTGTAATGAACGGCGTTTCTTTTTACAACAAGAGCCCCATAGTCAAATAGGCGGGCGACCAAGCCATCGTGAGCAACATTTGGGTCGTTGACGATTGACAAAAACTCTTCCGGATTGTTTTTTGCATAAATAATAATGTCTCGCTTTAGCTCCTGTGTGCTAATCCGTGAAGGGTCAATGCTTAGGGCAATTCGAGCAATATTCTCCATCATAGCATAATCGATTGTTCTAGCCTTAGACAAAGCATCAGCTTCAATCTCTAGCCAATCAAGTTCTTTTTGTGCATCTTTCTTGCTATCAACCTCGACAAATGAAGTCCCATTGTCTGGATGTAATTCGAGAAATTTTTGAAGAACGGGGTTTGAGTCTTCAACTCTTAAAAAGCCATCTTCAAAAATGATAGGTTCAAGAATAAAATTACCATCTTGTTCATCAACAAAAGGGCTTTTTTGGTTTCGAGCATAGCGTAGCTCACGATTGACCTTGCCGTCAAAATGGTAAAGTCTTTTTGCGATTGTGTTTCTGCTTGCAAGCATAAAGCTCATAGGCGCAGCGCCTCCGGTTAGTTTATAGATTTTAGGCATTTGATTTGAATTTAAAGGTTAAAAAAAATAAAGGAGGGGGTGTTCAAACACCCCCCCCTTCGGTAATCGTTTAGGCTCGGAACAAGAAGAAGTTGTTGGAACCAAGCGTGCAAACACAACGCTCGGATAGGTAGTGGACCTCCATTGCGTCAAGGTCGCTTGTTGCAGCGCCTCCGGCAGAACCGGTTGCCCAAGTTTTAAACTTACGGCTTTCGGCATCTGTTTCGCGGTAACGAACGTGCAAGAATGGACGCTTGGCGTTTTGGCCCATTACTTGGTCGTAAACATTGGTAGAGCCCGCAGGTACAAGCATTCCATTGATTGCGCCACCAACAGTACCGGTTGCAGTACCCTGACCACGCATGGTGGGGTCATTCAGGTATTTCCAGTCGGTCTTGTAGAAATCGTAACCGCGACGGAAGCCACGGAAACCGAGGTTCAAAGCCATCTGCTCGCTGTTGTTGAACAAACCGTAGGATGTTCCACCAACGCCGTAAGAGTTCTGAGCAGCCAAGAAGTCGTCCATGGCGAAAGAAGCGGCACGGTTTACGAACAAGGCATTTTCCTCAATAGCACCCTGCTTGTCAAGACGCTGAACAATCGCGTCAAAGTCAACAAGGCTAGTAGGATAACCACCACTGAATACGTTTCCGTTTGCAGCGACTTCAAAGAAGACGCCCTTTGTTCCTTTCAAAGCAGGAGAAACAGCAATAGCACCAGAAGCCGATTCAGCAGGAACCGCCTCAAGCATAGATGCCTCTAGATAATCTTCAAAGCGAAGACGGGTTTCGTGTTCGGCCTTCATGTACCACAAATATCCAGAAGCCCCGTTTTCGGTGGTGACTTCAACCCAGCCAATCTGGGTCATGTCAGAACCAGTCACGGTAAATTTGTCCTTCAAAATAATTGGGTTGTTGTCCTTGAAGATGTCAAAAGACTGAACCGACTGAGTCATTCCGAGAGAACCTTTTGCAAATTCAGAGCCATATACCCATAAGGTAAAAGTGTTTGAAGCACCGGCGACACCGATACCAGCCCCTTCGTAAAAGGCAACGGTAACAGTTCCATCAGCAACAGCGGTTACAACTGCGTGATTAACGACTGAGCCATTTTCTTGCTGAACAAGAAGGGTTTGGCCAAGGCGAATACCGTTTACGTTGTTTGTTCCTGTTCCGCCCAAAAGAGGGTTGTTTGCAGGGGTTTGATACTGAGTGGCCGGAGTAATGGTGAAAACCGCGGTGTCAGCGTTAAGAATTGCTGGAGTGGTACAGCCGGTATATTTAACGTGAAGACGGCCTTGCTCTGCCCATTTGATAAGGTCGGAAGCACAAGGCATTTCAGCACCTACCATACGCAAGAAGCCAGAGATACTACGATTACCATAGCGCTCAAATTCTGACTCATAAATGTCTGGCAAATACTGATTTAAAAAGTTGAAGTTAGAACTATCAATGTAGTTCGTGGCGGTTGTTTGCCTATTAATACTAGGCTGCAACGCAAAAGTTGGAGAAGCTAAAACTGGCATTTTTAAGAAGTTTTAAAAGGTCTAATTTTTAATCCCATTCCTGACGATGTTGGGCTTACATCTGCAACTTTGACTCCTCCGGTTGTTGTAACTGGCTGTCCGGAAGTTCGAATATCCATGTTGATATTCTTGCTTCTTTTTGCCATGTCTTCCGTAGCAGAGGCCACGCCTTGCTCGTAGAAGAACTTTGCAAACTTGTCCGGGTTCATCGCGATTGAAAGAGCCTTATGATAACCAGCAGCATCTTTAATCAATCCCTGCTCGTCGATAAACTTTGAAATAAGGTTTACCGGAGTAGAGTTTTGACTTTTGATTTCAGAAGCTTCACCGGGCATGAAAGTGTACTTTTTTTCACCGATGCCGAACTCAAAACCTTTGAACTCGGGTGAGAAAAGTTCTTCCGTCTTTTTTTGGAACCACTCTCCTTTCCGCTTTGCCTCTTGCTGCTCGCTATTGGCTCTGTCGAGGTACTCTTTGTATTGTTTGTACTCGGGCGATTCTTCGGGCAAGCTCCCTCTTGACTCAAGCGGAACTTTGTATTGCTCTTTTAAATCGCTAAAGTACTTTTTTGCTTTGGCTAATTCCCTCTTCTTAGAAGCCTTCTTTTTCTTGACCGAAGACTCGTCTTCTAAGTCCTCGTCGTATCCAAACTTTTCAGCAAGAATACTCAAGGCGTCTTCCTTGTCCAAGTACTCCTCTTGAGCTAGCGCGTAGTCAACAAGAAGTTGGTCCGGGTCAACGGAGTCAAGGTCTTTGTTGAGCTTGATGAAGTCATCAATACCTCGGCCCGTTTCCTTTTTGTACTTGAGAAACGTAGCCACATCCTCTGGAAGTGGCTCTTGCCTTTGAGGCTCAACAAGAAGGTCGTCAATAGAGGAAATCTCTTTTTTGTACCTTTCTTTAATAAATGAAAGAACGTCACCCTCTTCGATACTTGGTTTCGCAGGAGGCTCCGGGGCGGGCGGAGTCTGCTGTTGTTGTTGTTGCGCCTCAAGCTGAGCCTGATTTTGCTGTTCCTTTTCTTGAATAGACGGTTGCCCAGCTGAATCAAGTGCTCTGACTTTAAATTCACTCATAAGATTAGATTTAGTTGCAAAGATATAAAAAATTAACGAGGGCTAAATTCGGCCAAATCAAAGCCGTCTAAGCTATCCTCGTTTGACTCAAATGCCACGGGCGGAAGGTTGTTTTTGCGCTGGTCAATAAGCCTTGACTGTTGCGTATTCTGAAGCCCTATACGTTTTGCCTTTTCCCTTTCCCGGGCGGCTTCTCGTTCGGACAGCGTTTTGCCCTGCATTTCAGCAAGTTGAATATTATACTCAAATTCACGCTGCATCAGCAAGCTCTTCGCTTCAACCTCGGCCTTCATTCGCTCAATCTCAAAGGCCACCTCCGCTTGCTTGACCTTCATGTCGGCTTCGGCCTGCGCGTTGACCTTCATCATAGTCGTCTGAGCAGCCATCTTCTGAGACTCCATATTCCCTTGAATGGCCATTTGCTGCTTTTGCATTTCGTTGGCCTGAAGGTTCTCAAGGTTCTTTCGGCGCTTCAGTTTGAGCAACTGATTGGCCATCTTGATGTTCTTTATCTCGCGAATGTCAATCGCGTCTTCAAGATTAATGTCGCCTTTTTGTAGCGCCATCTGAATATTGGCCTCCATTTGGCTTCTCTCTTCTTCGTCTGGAGCGACCTCAATGAATATGCCAAAATCATAAATGTACAAGTCCTTGATTTCATCAAGCAACGCGACATTGTAGCGACCTATCTGAGAAATAAACTCTTCTTTAAATGGCGCGTATTCAAGGACATCCGAGATTCGGCATGTCAAAGCTTCTGAAAGGCTTTTTGTTATGTAAACTGATGCGTCAAGAATATGGCGCGTTGCCGTATTGGAGTTCATTGCGGCAAGTTTCTGCACACCAACCAACGACCGAGAATCAGGAACAGTGCCATCTCTCGCTTCATTAAGACCGGTTACGGCCCTAATCATTCCTAGGTAATGGTTATAGTTCCCGATAAGAGCCGCCATTTTTTGCTGGCCGGAACTCGAGTTAAGTTCCTGAATAGGAACCCGGGCATTGTTGAACTCGCCATCTTGAGTATAACTACGTCCTATAACGCTACCGGTTTGAAAGTAAAGCCTCAAAGCATCTTCCGGATTGTATGCCTGTCCGGTTCCAAGGTCAACGTCGTTTACGCCATCGGCATCAAGAAAGACACCATCTGGAACCATACGGGCAACTACTTGCTGAAGCTTCAGGTGCGTCAGCTGAATGAGGTCCGCAAACGGAATCATCCGGCGTACTAAGGACTCGATGTTCCCTTTGTACATCCTTGGAGCGCATGCTACATAATTTGGAACGGCATTCTGGGATGCAGACTTAGGACGGACCATGTTTTCCATCACCTGCCATTTAAGCATGATGTTGGTCCCCATAACCATAATGCCCTCATACCAAACGTCAATAGTCTTTGTGACGCGCTCGAATCCCTGCTCCTCCATCATTTCTTCGGGAGGATTAAAGTTTTCGTCTTTCTCGATTATTCTTTCTCCGCCGTTGTCAAGCTTTTTCTTTTTGTAAACAAACGTCTTAGTGGTTTTGTAATTAAAGAAAAGAAGTGTAGCGGTATCGCTTTTAAAAAGGCTATTGTCATAAAATTGAGATACATTATAGTAGTCGTACCAAGACTGACTGTACTTGGATATTTCTTCAAGTTGCTCGTTGTTTAATCCGGGCTTTATCTTAGGCAGCTCGGTCAATGGGACAGTCTTGATTTCCCCCCAATAAAAGCAATCTCTAAAATAAGGGTCTTCAGTATAGCTGTAAACCACGTTTGCCGGGTCAACGTACTCAACCCGTATACCATCCCCGGGATAAAATTGGTGCTTACATATTCCAATGCCTAAAACAGTAAGGTCATAGTCAATCCTTTTTCTTAAATCATTGTACCGATTATCTTCCAATACAGTAGAAATCGCCTCTTCTTCGGCAATTTCTATGGCTGGCTTATAGTTGAGTTGCATATAAAGTTGCAGCTCTTGGTCGTTTTCTGGTAAGTCTTCCGGATTAATGGCGAATCCATTAACGCCCATATTTTTCTGAAGACTCATAAATAGCTCTTTACCAGCCATTTGAGTTTCAATCATGTCCTGATACCGATTTCTCCGCGAAGAAGACATGCCATCTTGAGCAAAAGCCTTAATCTTGAAAAACCTATCTGACATGCCATTCACGACAATGTCAACGAACTTTGGCAAAATAGGAACCGGCGTCCAGTCTAGATTTAGATAAGACAAGTCCCCATTTGTGGACATTTCGTTTTTGTACTTTTCAACCGATTGTTCGCCCCTTGCATAAAGCTTTAGGTAGTGAAAATCCCTCCATTGAGAATAAAATCTACCGGAGCGAGAGTCCTTTCTAAACCATTCGTACTGAATGGCTTGGCCAATTCTTAACCCAAACGCCTCGGTGCTCTTTTCCGCATCAGAAACAAACTGATTAGGGAAGTACTGCGCGTTTATGATGGGCTGAATGTCGCTCATTTAGTTATGATTTGGCTTAATCGGCCGGAGTTGTTATATCGCGTAAAGTTAACACTTATTTTGGAGCTCTTCATTTCAGGCACATACAGGTGCTTTTGGGTTGCCATAATGGCCAAACCTGAGCTAATTGATGCGTCATGCTTGGTTCTGTCCATTATATTGAACAGCGCCCAATCGTATAAAGTCCGGTTAAACGGCATGTCCCCGCACTCCGAGGGGTGTCTGAACACCCCTTCGGCGTCATATCCAACGTATTTTTCAATATAGGACTCAATGGCTGAAGCATGTGCTTGTCGGACTTCCTCGCTACTATTCGGGATTCCTCCGAGTTCTAGCTCTGTTTTTGACAACTTTGCCGTTGGACGGTCGGGCCTGTTCATTGAATACGCCCGGTATCCACGATTCTTTAGGTGGTACAAAAGTCTGGCCTTGTTATTCTCTGCAAGCATCGGCATTCCATAAAATACAAGAGCCATC